AGTGATGAGTCAATTGTTAGAATCAGTTCAAACAAGCAAACTTCAGGCTTCATTCGACAAGTATCTACCTCACGTGATGGCTGACAAGGCTATGACTAAAGAAAGTGCGAAAGTGCTTACTGAGTCAGGCGGCGACAGAGCACAAAGGGAAGATGCTGATATAACAAATATCCGTAAATTAGCGGGTATATAACAACAAACTAAGGGGAAACGATACAAATGTCAGATATATTTGAATCAAAATGGAGCGAAACTAAACAAGCTCTAACCGAAGGTTTAGCGGGTAACAAAAAGAAAACTATGGATGTTGTGTTGGAAAACACAAAGAGGTACTTAGCAGAGCAATCAACTGCTGGTGCCACATCTGCAGGTAACGTTGCAACGTTAAACAGGGTTATCCTACCAGTAATCAGAAGGGTTATGCCAACTGTGATCGCTAACGAGATCGTAGGTGTACAACCAATGACTGGTCCTGTAGGACAAATCCACACATTAAGAATAAGATATGCAGACACAGTTGCGTCAAACACGACTGCAGGTGAAGAAGCATTATCTCCATTCAAAATCGCGAAAGCATATTCTGGTAACCAGAACAACACTACTCCAAAAGGTGCATCAACTGCCTCTTTAGAGGGTACACCTGGTAAGAGATTATCAATCCAGATCTTGAAACAACCAGTTGAAGCCAAATCAAGAAAACTATCAGCAAGATGGACTTTTGAAGCGGCTCAAGATGCTCAAGCACAGCAAGGTATCGATGTAGAAGCAGAAATCATGGCGGCATTAGCCCAAGAGATCACTGCTGAGATCGACCAAGAGATCATTGGATCATTAAGAACATTGGCAGGAACTGCTTCTGAGACTTTTGACCAAGCGGCTGTGTCAGGTACTGCAACATTCGTTGGTGATGAACACGCGGCATTGGCTGTGTTAATCAACAGAGTTGCTAACCAAATCGCAACAAGAACAAGAAGAGGCGCTGGAAACTACGCTGTAGTATCTCCAACTGCTTTAACTATTCTTCAATCAGCAACAACATCAGCATTTGCTAGATCAACTGAAGGTACATTCGAAGCACCTACTAACACAAAATTTGTTGGTACGTTAAACGGTGCAATGAGAGTATACGTAGACGCATACGCGGCTGACGGTACATCAGTACTTGTAGGTTACAAAGGTGCAAGTGAGGCAGACGCTCCAGCGTTCTATTGTCCTTACATTCCTTTAATGTCTTCAGGTGTTGTGTTAGATCCATCTACTTTCGAACCAGTAGTAGGCTTCTTAACTAGATACGGTTATGTAGAGTTAACAAACACTGCATCATCACTAGGTAACGCGGCTGACTACGTTGGATTAGTAGCGATCACATCTGGAAACTTAAAATTCAAGTAAGCCAAGGCTTATTTTATTTTCAAAGAAAGGCGGCTTTATGTCGCCTTTTTTTGTGGCTGTAATATCTCAAATTTAAATACACCATGCATTATTGCTTCCATCATATTCCTAAAACAGGCGGAAGCTCGTTAAGGATAAGGCTTGAGGATCGTGCCGACAAGAAACAGATCAGCAAACTTGATTATGCAATAGGACATAACACCACTATGCGGACGCCAGGCACACATTTTGTTTGGTTGCGTGATCCTTTACACAGAGACATATCCCAATTCAACTATGACCAAGGAAAAGGTGAGGCAGAGGCCAAGACATTCGAAGAACATTGTAGAAGACTAGCAGGAAATTTCATGACACTTTGGCTATACAAAAATTATCTTCTCCGTGATCCCAACGATGACATAGAAAGAAAGTACGATGCGGTGCGACAAGCACTAAAAACAAAATTCAAAAAAGTTTTTTGCATTGAAAATTTTGAACAAAGTTGGAACACTGTGGCAGATATTCTTCGAATAGACAGAGAACCTCGGTTGAACACAAACAGAAGCAACGAGGACTACAAGAAATATGCAGACAAAAATAAATTGAATCAAAAATTTATTGAATGGCATAAAAATTACAACCACTATGATTTTCGATTGTACAAAGAGTTTTGTGCATAGATTTAAAATTTTTTTCCGGTTCATACCATTCACAGACCAAATGTAGTAGTTTTATCAGTGTGCAACACTTCTAAATAATTCGAAGGTTCATCAGAATCTTCTAACATCAAGGGAGGTCCAACATGGATTATCTTAACAAAGTAAAAGGATGGGCGAAAGGAATTGCTGACGTAGGAGTATCATTAATTGCGTTGGGAATTGTTTTAGAAATCCTTTTCAATGGTCAAGGTATTCCGTTCTGGCCAAACGTTTCTGTAATAGGAAACGTCCAGGGCGTACTGCAAGGCTTTTCTGATCAAGGTTTGATCGGATTAGTGGCAGTTTGGATTTTATATCATATCTACAACAGAAAATAATATAAAAATCTAGAAATACGATAACCTCATGAGTGGTGTGACTACCTAAGAATTTCACACCACTCTTTTTTACTAGCAGTTTATATCTCTAAAATTTTGGTAAATACACACAGTTCAAACGTGCTTTGACATCAAGTCAAAGACTTATGCGGATAACCACCGCGTAGCCAGGAGAACTGGCATTGGACTCCTATAAGGAGAAAAAAAATGGGAAGACCTATAAGAAAAGACAGAATGGTTAGCGGATCAAATGACTTCGGTGGAGACAACGAAGGAAAGATCGCAGTAACGGCTTACAGAACATTTGGTGGATCTAAAGTTGATTCTACTACAGCATATATCGTAGCACAGAGATCATCTAAAACTTTTAAAGTTCACTTAGACGATTCTACTGAAGTTCTAATGCAATTGAAAGCAGTTGCTCCAGGCTCTCTTGCCAACGACAACAGCACAGGACTCGGTGAGTTCACAGTGCAAGGTATCTTAGACGACTCAACTGTTGTTTACATCAGTAAGTTCCACAACAACACTGTACAATACGTCACAGCGGCTAGTGCCACTGGCAGTGCACCATATGTGAGAAATGCTGAAGGTACTGACGAAGGACAAGTCGCTGGTAAAGTTAACATCAACGTCTTGTAATAATACAAACACGTGCATTTTGGGGGAGTTACACGCTCCCCCATTTTCTATATAAATACTGCAAATGTCGAAAACAATAAGAACATCAAACAATTTAACGATAGACGCCGCGGGTGATGTCATCATTGATGCTGACAACGCCGATATAAAACTACAGGACGGCGGCACAGAATTTGGTAGAATCAGCAGGGTAACGTCAGACTTGGTCATCAAGTCAATGGGCACTAATAATGATATTCTGTTGAAAGGCCTAGATGGCTCTTCAACAATCACAGCACTTCAACTAGACATGAGTGAGAACGGAAATGCCATATTCAGTGGCAACGTAACCGCCACAGATGTCACTGCAAACAGTTTGACAACCAACGTAATAAGTTCAAATGGTTCCAATGCCAACATCAGCATCCAACCAAGCGGTACTGGCTCTGTGGAGATAGGCGCACTAGACATCAAGGGCACTTCAATATCATCCGCTGATTCTAGTAGAGTAAACATAAATGAAGATGTTACTGTTACAGGCGTTTTGACTGCTTCAGGCACTATCCATGGCGTGCAAAACCTGACTGGCTCAGGTAGCACAGAAGTCATAAATTTGACTGACACGGTGACGTTGCTAACAACAACCGGAGCACAAAACTTTTCATTAGCAAATGGCACAGAAGGACAGATAAAGATAATCTCAATGAAGGTCGACGGCGGCGATGCTACCGTGACTCCAGCAACCTTTGTCAATGGAACAAGTATAACATTCGACAGTGTCAATGACACAATGACACTGCTCTATCAATCCACTGGATGGATCGTTCTTGCACAACAAAACACAACTGTAAATGCATAGGGATAATGGATGAGATATAAAGAGATAGACATCAACATCAAAGCCATCCCAGACAAAGAAGATGAAGCATTATTAAATCAACTCATGGGAGCCAAAGGTGTATCAGTAACAGATGACAGCGGTGACACTGATAAACCAGCCGCGGACAACAGCGACAATCCAGGCAAGGTCGCATCAGATGACCCTACCACAGTTGCTTCAGTTTATCCATTGCAACAAGAATTAGAACTCAAGAAAAAAGAAGCCGGAAAAGATCTAGCACAGTTTGACCACATCAATCAAGATGCAGACGAATCAGAAACTGATCAAGAAGCAAGACAGGATCCACCACTTGTAGATGAGCCAGAACTTACAGGTGACAATCCAGGAGTGCCGGCTGAGATGAAGAACAAAGAACCCAAGACGGAAAGCGAATTTATACAAAGACTAAAAACACTATCTGGCCAAAACTAAGGAGCGTACATGGCATTTAGGAAACTAGTAGGATCTTATAAAGATTACGATTTAGCAACACACATCATTGAAGATGGATATCTAGCAGTAGACGTAGACACAGGCAGTCTAAGGATAGGAGATGGAGTGACTCCTGGCGGAACCGAGGTATCGGCCGGAGGTGGAGGCTCATCAAGTAGCCTTGGTGATTTGTCTGCAACAGGATCAACACTTTCGGCGCCTTCAAATGCAAACCTTACATTAACAACATCTGGGACCGGCAGTGTGGTTATAAATGACACATTCCAAATAGGTTCAGGAGCAGGTGTCACAACCATACTAGATGAAGATAATATGAGTTCAAATAGTGCGACTGCACTAGCCACCCAACAGTCAATAAAAGCGTACATCGATAGTGAAATATCAGGAGTTGGTGGAGGTGGTAGCACAGGTGATATTTCATTTGTTGGTTCAACAATAGCATCACCAAGTAACGCAGATCTTACTTTGACATCAAGCGGCGGGAATGTCGTCATCGAAGGCATAAGGGTGGCAGGTACCACTATATCAACGGAAGATTCAAGTGCAGGAGTGCAAATATCAGGTAACCTTATTCCAAGTCAAAATGGCGTGTTTCAATTAGGTAGTTCCACACGTAGATGGCAGACTGCATTTTTATCTGCAGAAACTTTAGATATAGGTGGAGCAACTATTTCTTCGGATGGAACAGGCACAATTGAAATTGCGGCAACCGGTGCTACACTACCAACAGGTAGTAAAGTGGCAACAAACCCAATATCTATACTTGGCGCAACAGGTAGGACAGCCGTAAGACCAGTTCAAAATGTCAAAGTTTTTGTGAGTGATGGTAGTACTTCGTTCACCGACGCACAACTTTTGGCCAAAGATGGAGATCTAAGCCTTGAATTTAACGCAACAGTAGAGACTATACCTGTATACACAGAGGCAGGACAATCATTTACACTTTCAAACGGCACTGCATTAAGTGATCAGGTCACTGATGTGACCCTATTCCAATTTTAAAAAACCACAATAAATACACTTGTTGATAGGATATCCATCCGGTGAGGACAAGAAGGCCGGGGACAGTACGAGAACATTATGGCAGATAAAACACCGGTACGAGTAGTCTTTAACAGTTCAAATGTAGCCACTGGAATGGCAGAGTTCCAAACAGGTGAAACTGTACCAATAGCAAACGGTGGAACGGGTCTAAGTTCAATTGGTTCTGCAGGACAAGTTCTCAGAACAAATGCGGCAGGTAATGCCCTAGAGTTCGCAACGCTAGAAGATCTAGCAGATATTGTATCAATTGGATCAACACTTACAGCGCCGTCTAACGCGGATTTTAACATAACCACGGCAGGCACTGGTAACATAGTTTTAAATGATTTAAGCATAAGCGATAACACAATTTCGACCAATAGATCCAACGATGATCTTCACATCGACGCAAGTGGCACAGGAACAGTCGTCCTCGAGAACCTTAAAATAGGCACTAGTGGATCTACAGTAACAACGATACTAGATGAGGACAACATGTCCACTAACAGTGCCACAGCACTTGCGACCCAACAGTCAATAAAGGCCTACGTAGATTCAGAAGTTGGTTCGGTGAGCACAACCGCTATCAGCCAACTCGACAGTAATGTTACAGTGGCAGATGCAGGTTCAGGTACAATCACAGTCACGGTTGATGGATCTACCATTGGAACTTTTAACGCATCAGGTTTACAATTAGGAGGCTCGGGTGCAAGAGTAACAACTGTCTTAGACGAAGACGGATTCGACTCAAACAGTGATACATCATTAGCAACACAGCAGAGTATCAAAGCATATGTTGATGCACAAATCACAGCAGAAGATCTTGATGTTACGGCAGATGATTCGACTGCAATAGCAATTGACCTAGATTCGGAAGTTTTACATTTTGCCGGAGGAAACGGAATAAGCACATCCGTAAGTGGTAACACAGTGACCACGGCCATAGACTCCGGCACAGTTGTAACTTTAACAGATTCGCAGACATTAACAAACAAGGTTTTAACCAATCCAACAATTAATGCATTTAGTGGCACAGGAAACGGAAGTATTACAGGAACATTGAGCCTAGTCACAACCACCACAGATGATTCGTTTTTAATCACAACCACTGAAGACTCAAACAGTGCCGCACCTGTTATCACATTAAAAAGGAATAGTTCGAGTCCTGCTGATTCTGACTACCTGGGTAGGATTAAATTCAAAGGCGAGAACGATGCCGACCAAGAAGTCCAATATGGCACAATATCTGGAAAAATCCTAGATGCCTCAGACGGCACAGAAGACGGTGCGATAGAATTTAACGTTAAGAAGGCAGGATCCAACAATATCGCAATGAGGCTTAATAGTGACGAACTAAAATTGTTGAATGGCACAGGCATTGATGTTGATGGCACCTCGGTTTTAGACGGCGTTACGATCACAGACAACACAGTATCAACAAATGAATCAAATTCACCTTTAGAACTTAAAGCAAACGGAACAGGAGCGGTAAAAGTTGTATCCGGTGGCGTCACATTTACACTACCCACTACTGATGGCAGTGATGGTGATGTGCTTAAAACTGACGGTTCAGGAGCATTAAGTTTTGCTTCAAGCACGACAACCGCATCTGATGATACAAGGGCAGTGGTTAAAAATAACAAATCAGTGGGTACTTCTGCGAGAACTATCGATTACTTCCAGGCCACAAGTGCTGACGTGGCTTTTTATTTTGTTGCATTAAGTGATTTGACCAATGACCATTCTAGTGCGTCAATATTCACTGTGGCACACAACAACTCAGATGCATTCGTAGGTGCACCAAGGGGTGGTGCATCAGGCACTGCCAATACACTACCAAGCACAGAAGCCGACATATCAAGTGCCCAAGTGAGGGTAAAAGTAACGGCACCAAGTGCAGATTCTAAATTAAGTTATTACAAGATCCCATTATCAACAGCAAACACATCTGACGCTACATCAGGTGTGACTGTCACCACTTCAAACACTGATGTTGACTCCGCTTCGGAAAGCATAGACACATTTGCCCATGCATCATTCAGAGCGGCAAAATATTTCATATTGGTGGACAATGACAGTAAAACAGAAACAGGTGTTGTAGAAGCGTTGGTTGTACACAATGGATCAGATGCATTTATTACACAGTATGGTAACGTCAACTCAGGTAACCAAGATAAGATTGTTTTATCAGCGGCCATAAGCGGAAGCAACGTTGTGGTTTCAGCGTCAGGTAACGAACCAAACTTATCACTAAAGATACATAAAACTTTACTGTCAGACTCTATGACAGCGACATCAAACGCAAATCAAAAAATAATAGGAGCAACCACTGTCAGTTCAAGTGCCACAGCATTCGATGACTTCGACTTGGATGACGCCACAGCCGCAGTTTATTATATTGTTGGAGGAAATTCCAGTGAAGGAACATTCAGTGTGCAAGAGGTTTATTGTGCAGGTGCTCCAGGAGAGGCATCCGTATCACAAGGTCCTTTCGTGTCAACAAAGGCGAGTACACAACTAAACTTTACAGCGGCGTTCAAGTCAGATGCTGACAATAGTTTAGAATTGAGCGTGTCTTCTACATCGGGCGGCTCAACCACTGTGAATGCATACAGAATAAACTGTCTAGCAGAATAAAAGCCTAAAACAGCATAAATACAGCACAATAATAACAATCATGCGGGAGATATGGAACCATGACAACACGAAACTTTAGAGTAAACAACGGACTTGAAGTTGGTAACATCACTATATCAGCAAGTGCTAATACCATAACAGGTCTAGCCACAGCGGCACCAAGTGCTGACGGAGACGTGGCAAACAAGAAATACGTTGATGACGAAATCGCGGCGCTTTCGACAACAGCCATAACACAAGGGAACAGTAACGTAACAGTAACTGACTCGGGCACAGGTGCAATCACAGTATCGGCAGATGGTACAGAAGTTGCAAACCTTGCCGTGGCGGCTACAACCATCACTGCCTCAGGTGCAATCAACCTTACAGCAGGTACAGACGTAGTCATACCAGCCAACATTGGAGTTACATTTGGATCTGGTGAGAAGATCGAGGGTGACAACACGGACCTTACAGTTACATCAGGTGCCAAGATAAACCTTACGGCAACTTCAGATGTACACATTCCACAAAACGTAGGTTTGGTATTTGACGCCAACGGATCAGAGAAGATCGAGTCCAACGACACAGACTTGACAATAAACTCAGGTGCTGACATAAATCTTACAGCGACAGCAGATGTGAACATACCAGCAGACGTTGGTATTACGTTTGGTAACGATGCGGAAAAAATCGAAGGTGACGGTACAGACTTAACCATCACTGGTAACAATATTAAATTGACACCAACGGCTGATACAATTTTAGCAGTAAACACTGGTTTAGTTCTTGACGGATCAGGTGATGAAAAAATCGAATCTGATGGAACAGACATTTCAATCAGTGTAGGTGCAAACGGTGACATCAACATACCGGCAAATATTGGTTTGACTTTTGGTAACGACGGTGAGAAGATCGAGGGTGACGGAACTGACCTGACCATTTCAGGTAACAACATCAACCTAACAGCAACAGCAGATGTAGTCATACCAGCAGACGTTGGAATAACATTTGGATCTGGTGAGAAGATCGAGGGTGACAACACGGACCTTACAGTTACATCAGGTGCCAAGATAAACCTTACAGCAACGTCAGATGTACACATTCCACAAAACGTAGGTTTAGTGTTTGACGCAAACGGAAGTGAGAAAATTGAATCTAATGACACAGATTTGACAATCAACTCAGGTGCAAAAATAAACCTTACAGCAACGTCAGACGTACACGTTCCGGCTAACGTTGGTATAGTTTTTGATGCAAACGCAAGTGAGAAGATCGAGTCCAACGACACAGACTTGACAGTTAACTCAGGTGCGGACATCAACTTGACTGCGACGGCGGATGTTAACATACCGGCAAACGTTGGTGTAACATTTGGTGACGATGGAGAGAAGATCGAAGGTAATGGTACAAACTTAACCATTGCGTCTTCAGGTCTATGTACAATCACAGCAACTGGTGAAACGGTAGTAACTAACAACTTAAGAATTGGTGGTAACTTGACTGTGGATGGTACTGAAACAATCGTAAACACAACGACACTATCAGTTGAAGATAACATCATTGAACTTAACAGGAACGTATCAGCGGCATCAGGCATGCCAAGTATATCTGGAATCAGAGCAAACAGGGGTGAAGGTTCGACTGCGACTGAACTAGCACTTTACTGGGCTTGGGATGAAAACTTTGCAGACGACGGTACAACAACACACGGAAACGTGGGTGGTGCCTGGACGGCATTCGCGGCACCAAGAGGTGATGAATCAGGCTTCTCGGCTGATTCCTTAATTGACATTAGGGCGAACGTGGTACACGCCACTGCAACATCGGCTCAGTACGCGGACGTTGCCGAGCGTTTCGAAGCAGACGCTCCTATGTCAGCAGGTGCAGTAGTAGAAGTAGGCGGTGACGCGGAAATAACAGAAACAACATCGGATCTGTCTGAGAATGTTTTTGGTGTAATTTCTGAACAACCAGCATACGCCATGAACGCCGGGGCAGGTAACAATGACACACACCCATTTGTGGCGATGACAGGTAGAACACCAGTTAGAGTTACAGGTCCCGTAACAAAAGGGCAAAGACTTGTTACTTCATCAGTTAAAGGTTGTGCTAGAGCAGTAGCGACAGGTGAATCAATTTCACCATTCAACGTTATTGGTAGAGCACTAGAAAGTTCAACAGACGCAGGAATCAAATTGGTAAACTGTGCAGTGAGAACTAACAACTAATAAATATTAATACTTTTTAGTAGAATTAAAAGGCGGCTTCCGGGTCGCCTTTTTTTTATGTAATCAAATCCAATATAGTCTGAAGTTTGCCTTTGATCGACTTATTGTTAAGTGTGTTCCTAAGTCCCATATGTAGATTTTTTGGCCAACATTCGAAAGCAGTCCAACAATATCCGGAGTGTTCTTCGTTCAATACAGGAATGAATTCATTGTCAATTGCAATCACATATGTGTGAAAATAAAATTTTTGATCGTTTGATGTGAACATTTCTAAAGGAATAACTTTTTTAAATTTAGGTGTATTTCCTACTTCTTCTTGGATCTCACGTTTCAGACCTTCGAACGCACTTTCCGAGTACTTCGATTTTCCTCCAACCAATCCCCATGTACCTGCAGTTTTCTTATCAGTTCTTTGTAAAAACAGAAATCTCTTTGTGCTTGTGGAATAAAAAAATGCTCCAGAGCAAATTATGTTATCTTTCATGCCTTATTATAACATCAAAACTCTATATTATCAAGGAGTAGTTGCGTCGTTGCTGTCTGCGTCTTCTGTTTGCTGGTAACCACCATCTAATACAATACTCCAGTCTCCTTGTTTGTAAACGCCTTCATATGATTTAACCCATTCGGTTCCGTTGAACCTATATTGTATGCCTGTGTTAAGATTTGTGACATAATGTTGTGTTGAATCAGGATCTGAGGCATCAAAGGCAATGTTCCATTTACTAGTGGCACTGTTGTATTCGATGATGTCTCCAACTCTTGCAACTAGTGTCCCCCATGTGCTACTCTGGAAACTAGCAGTTGAGTCACCCACATCATTTATTACCAAATACCTATCTCCATTAGCAGGTGTGCCTGGATTAAATGTGGCTGGATTTATAATTTTTTTCACAGCAGTCAATGTGTTGCTTGGTATAGTATCATCATCTATTGTGTAAAGGAGAATGGTATCATCTAGTGTAGTGGTCGCGATTGTACCAATGATCTGATTGCCGTTTGATTGTTGTAATCTTATTTGCGATGTGCCGTTGATAACTTTTCCATACTGATCAAGAATCAGTTTCCAGTTAAGAGGTGGACCAAATGTCTCAAACGGATCTGCTAATGCTGGGTCTCTTGCACCTGTATGGAATCCGTCACCGCCGGACTTAACATTTGTGCCTGTTGTTCCTAATAATCTCAGTTGTCCCCCACTGACCAACAAGCCAAAATTGTTTGGTGTAATAAAACTTCTTGAAGCCAATTCACCATCAATTAAACCTTTTGCTATACCACCATCGTCGTCGTATATGCTCATGATAATTTTTTGAACCACACCCAATTTTTTTACTTTTACAGGTGGTGATAACCAGATTGGCATACTAAATGTCATTGATGCAACATCAATTTCAGAGTCTGCTCCTACTGGAATGGTTCTCGAACTGAAAGTAATACCAGTTAGTTCAACATAACTCAAACTAGTCCAATCTATATAGTTGTCGGTTTTTTGTATCTCGAAATCCGGATTGAATAGATATAATATTTGTTCAAGTATTTGTAATTTCTGATCAGTGTTAGATGAGAATATATCAGCACTTACTTCTAATCTGAAAGGCGATGGCATCACTTTTTCTACAGTGTATCCTGCACCCAACTGACTCGTATAATTTCCGTCTGCGTCAACATCTCTTTCCCGTAAGTGTTGTTTTTCAATATGATAAGGATTTTGCATACGGTCTCTATCATAATTTAATTCTCTTACGTAACAAGCAATTTTTGGTGCGTAATTTAAAGCGTTCTCACTGTTATTTCTTATTATATTTGCTACCTGTCTCGTAGGGTCTCCATAAACAACTGGCACGGCTCTAAGGTTAATCGACCCATCCTTTGCTTTCCCTGTTTCAACAGAAAAATTACTCAATATTCTTATAAATTGAGTTAAAAATTTCCTAACCTGTCCTTCGTAAAAGTGTAGCATTAATTGTCAGCCTTAGGTTTAAGAGCGTTTGAAAGTGCTTGTCTCTGTGTGACCGTCAAACCATTTATTGTAGATTCAGTTGTGTTGTTTACAAAACCTGTCTTATAATTAGCCCGTGAGTCATTGTTAGTTGTTGTAATTCTCACTGAGTCTTCGATCTTTACCCATCTGTTTCCATCATATCTGAATAATCTATTGGGCAAATAGTCTGTGCGTAAAAAATAATCACCTTTGTCAACACCAGAGACAGGAAATGATATACCAAAACCCGCTGGGTATCCGTTCGGAGCAACTCCGTCACCATCGAGATAAAAGCCATAGTGTGAACTTGCAGGAGTATCGATTGTTGCATTAACTGTTGTATCACTGCTGGCTCTCTGTTCTTCGGTATTGACATTGTCTGTCCTAATGTTGCCTCTTTCGTCAATAGGCGCAACATAATATTGTTTGTAATTGAAACCTGCCTTCGGTGCGTCTGCTTCGGCCTGTGCAACAACCTGATCGTTAATAGTTTTTTCTCTGTTGAATGTGCTCATGTAACTGGCGACACTGCCTGTTGTGGTTGCGTCTCCTAGAATATCCCTGAACTCCTGTGAATCAACTAGAGTTTTAAGTTTAAGTCTTAACAGATGTGGCCACCACGTAGCCGAAAATCCTTCAGCGGCTCTGTTTACATCCTCAATCACGTAATATCTTTTGAGTGCAATTGGTATGCTTTCGTCTAGTGAGAAATCATCTTTCATGTGTGGAAACTCCAACACATCACCTGCCATTGGCTTTCTTCCTATTCTTTCTACTATGTCATTGAGATGCACTGTTAAGAACAGTGTGTCATTCTGTAAAAACATTCCAAACTGTGATAGGTTGAAATCTGCGTCCTGCACATTGTAAATGCCTCGCACAGTGTAGACATCAGGCGAATATTTCCTGTCTCTGTTTTCTAAAAATAACAAATCCTGAATTGTTGTTTCATTTACCTCACTGTCTGCATAACTAGGCTGAGTCGGCGATGCCGCTCCGTCCTTGTTGGTATCTCCTTGATTGTATGGACCAAGGTATTTGTGTAGGTGCAGATCTGTGCCTCCAACCGTGAACATCTCCTTTATGTTGCGATCGAAGAATTTATAGTCATTGCCTTTTTCAGGCTTAAAAATGGATAATCTTGGCATATCACACATATTTATTGCCTAGCCAAAGGCTATAAATATGAGTATGTCAGAACTACAAACAGGTCAGCAAGAGATATTCGATTACGTAAAAAATAATCTAGGTGATGGGATGATTGACGTTGAATTAGACCCAAAACACTATCAAACGGCACTAGAAAGAGCAATTAACAAATTTAGACAGAGATCGTCGAATGCTGTCGAAGAATCCTATGCGTTTTTGGAATTGAAGAAAGATCAAAACACATACATCTTACCAGATGAAATCATCAATGTGAGAAGTCTACACAGACGGACAGTTGGATCAAGGACCGAGGGCGGAGAAGGTGGTACCTTATTTGAACCATTCAATTTAGCATACACAAACACTTACCTTTTAAGGGCAGGTGCAACTGGCGGACTAGCAACCTATTACGCTTTTGCTTCATATCAAGAACTTGTAGGAAAACTATTTGGAAGTTTCATTCAGTTTCATTTTGATGTGGCAACAAAAAAATTGACGATTACACAGAAGCCAAGAGCTGACAATGAAACAGTGCTTATGCATACAGATAATTTTAGGCCAGATATTACACTATTCAAAGACATCTATTCGAAGCCTTGGATCAGAGACTACACACTTGCAGTATCAAAAGTGATGATAGGAGAGGCGAGAGGAAAGTTCCAACAAATCGCAGGCCCACAGGGAGGAACCACACTGAACGGTTCAGAACTTAAACAACAGGGTATGCAAGAAATGGAAAGACTTGAAGCGGAAATCGGTAACTATTCAGAAGGTGGCACACCACACAGTTTTGTTATTGGTTAATAATCAATAGTCCACATTTAAATACGCAGACATGAAAGATTCCAACTATAAAAATTACTCTGATCTCACACTAGACGAACTGGAAGAAGTTGTTGTTGAACTAGAAAATTTAAGCATCAGGGCACTTAAAGAGAAGAAAAAAAGCCTCAGGAATCAAATATTACATTCTGTTGCAGAAGCAATAAAAGAGATTGAAAAACGTCTAAAAAAATAGTATAATAACACTATGCTTGTAGGTATAGTAGGTTTGATAGGTTCTGGTAAAGGCACTGTCTCTGACAGACTTGTAGAAAAACACGGGTATCAAAAAGACAGTTTCGCCAAAAGTTTGAAGGATGCCGTAGCATCCATGTTCAACTGGGATAGAGACATGTTGGAAGGAGACACAGAATCAAGCAGACATTGGCGTGAACAACCAGACAAATTTTGGAGTGAAAAGTTTGGCAAACCAGTAACACCTCGATGGGTGTTACAATACTTTGGAACGGAAGTCATGCGTGGGCAAATGTATGATGGAATATGGGTGGACAGTTGTATGGGAAGGTATAAAGGACAGAACACAGTGATAGCAGATGTGAGATTCCCAAACGAAGTTACACAGATAAGGGCACAGGGTGGCAAAATTATCCGTGTAAAAAGGGGACAAGACCCAGAGTGGTTTACAAACTATATTGAAGGGAACATTGAGCCAACAGGTGTGCATTCATCAGAATATGCATGGGCTAAGGAAGAATTTGATTTCGTTATCGAAAACAACGGTGACAAGCATGAACTATATCAAAAAATAGATGACTTAATCATCAGCAACAAGATCACCCATTCTCCATCCAAGTCGTCTGATCCCTTGCAACCGTTGGCAATTGGCGCAAACAGTTTTTAGATTAGTAGCCACAGTATTCCTCATATCTCCGTCCACAAAGAACACATCAAGTTGACTTTGACTTTGTGCTTTAAACCCACACAGTTCACATTTTCTCTTTTTCTTATATCCAGATCTTTGAAGGGCAGTCACGCCACCTATCTTTTTACCTGCTTTTTTCCTGATGCAGGTGTCACAGAGTGTCCGCCAGTAAACCTTATCGTACCGCTTGTAGGCGTATGCTCTGGGTTTGGCCTTACATGATTTGCACAATGGTCTATCTTTGTACTGCATAATTGTATTTACGTTCCCTATATAGGTACCTAGAAAATGGTAAATTATGTCAACAAAACCGTATGATTGAATAAATAACTCTAGTATACGTACAACTTGCAAGGAGAATACGAAAAATGGCAACATTAACATCACCAGGAGTAGAGGTTTCAGTAATAAATGAAAGTTTCTACGTACCATCAGATGCTGGTACTACACCACTATTCATAGTAGCATCATCACAGGATAAACAAAACGGAGCAGGAGACGGAACTGCGGCAGGTACACAGTCTGCTAACGCCAACACTGCTTATTTGATATCATCACAAAGAGAATTAACAGAGACTTTCGGAGACCCGAAATTTTACACAGACGCTTCAGGAAATTCATTAAATGGATATGAATTGAACGAGTATGGACTACAAGCGGCATACAGTTTCTTAGGAGTTGCCAACAGAGCATTCGTACTTAGAGCGAACGTGAACACAGCGGAATTAGTTGGAAGTGCTTCGGCACCGACGGCGGCGCCGGCAGATGGCACATATTGGTTTGACCTTGCATCAAGCTCTTATGGATTATTTGAGTGGTCACAGACTAACCAAACTTTCACAGCAATAACTCCAATATTGATCACTACAGTTTCTGACCTGGTAGGAAATGTGTCAACAGGTGCTCCAAAACAAAACGTTGGAAACATCGGCAGTTATGCTATCAACACAACACACGTTACAAACAAGATTTACAAGAAAAACGCAAGTAACGAATGGAACCATGTAGGATCAAGTGCATGGCACGCCGCTTTACCAATAATCACAGTTGCCTCAGGTACAACAGTAACTGACGGGCACACAATGGTTATGAACGATGTGACTATCACGGTATCAGGTACATCATTGGCTAACGTGGCAACAGCAATTGGTTCTAACGTCACTAACGTCACAGCAAGTGTAAACTCTGTGACAGGTAACCTAGAAATTTTCCACAATGGTCAATTTGCAGGTGACTCAACTGGCGGAGCAGGAACAATCAGATTTAATGAAGGCACAGGAATGTTAGCAAGTTTAGGAATTACAACAGGTGTTTACAACGGACCTAAATTCCTACAAGCAAAACACACTGACAGACCAACTTGGAAGACTGCAGACGAGAACAGACCTAATGGTTCTGTTTGGTTCAAGACAACAAGTGCAAACTCAGGTGCGAACATCATATCTAAACTATACAGCACATCATCAGGTTCGTTTAGCCAAGTGGCTTCGCCACTTTATGCTAACAACCATCAGGCAATCTTCAACTTAGATGCCGCAGGTGGTGGAGCAAACTTATCAACAGGTGACTTGTACGTTCAGTTCAACGTCACTGAAGAGAGCATGACAGCGAATGACCTGGGTGGAGCGGACACGACTAACAACGTGGGTGACTTCCAAATCTTCAGATACGAAGGTGGCGAAACAATCATCCGATCGAAGACAACTTTCCCAAGTTTCACAGCAGGTGAAAAATTCCTTGTTCAAGAATCAATTAAAAATCAAGAGGCATTGGAGGCGGCTAAAACTGTTACAATGATATCAGGTGATGGTTCAACTTTGGGTGATGCGGACGACTTTGTCACTGCATTCTCAACAGCAAACTTCACTAACCTAGAAGCATCAGTCATAGATTCAGGTGAATTCAAAGGTGCTATCCAGATCAAACACAAACTGGGCGGCGAGTTCAGAATGGTTGACTCTGTAGGTACTCCATTAGCAGATGCAGGTTTCAGCACAACGACTGCACACAGTTATGGATCATACACAGCAAACAGCTCTACATTGATTGACAATCTGTATGACGCTCCAACAGGAGAATCATTAGACTCATCTGCCAACAATGCGATGGTGGCTTCAAACTTCAAGAGATTGAGCTACACTGCTTCTACAAGTGCACCAACAAGTGAACCAGCAGACGGAACACTTTGGTACAGTACTTCAATAGATGAAGCGGACATCATGGCACACAACGGAACAACTTTCGTTGGATACAAAACAGCGTACTCAGACACGGATCCAAATGGTCCACAGTTCAGTGCTACTGCACCGACTACACAGTCGGATGGTACAGCACTTGTGAACAATGACTTATGGATTGATACAAGTGACTTAGAAAACTATCCAAAACTTTACAAGTACAACACAGCGGCAACATTGAGTTCAACAAACACATCAAACCAAGTTGCAGTCACTACAACAGGGGCGGCATGGGAACTTGTTGACAAAACAGATCAGACCACAGAGGACGGAATAGTTTTTGCAGATGCCAGAATGCAAACGACTGCGGAAAAAGCCGACTCGACTGATGCAAACACAGCCGGTCCATTCAGCACAATCAAGGACCTATTAAGCGACGGATTCTTAGATCCTGATGCACCAGATCCAAGTTTATACCCACAGGGCATTTTACTTTGGAACACAAGAAGAAGTGGTTACAATGTTAAAGAATACAAAAACGACTACATCACTACTACAAAATATCCAGGAAGCGGATCAAGTGGTTTAGGTAACATCAGAGCAAGTAACGAAGCAGTTGGTGGCTACTACCCAGACAGATGGGTTACTAAATCAGGTAACAACGCAGACGGTTCTGGAACATTCGGTAGAAAAGCACAGAGAAAAGTTATTGTAGAACAATTAAAATCAGAGATCGACACTAACCAAGCAATCAGAGAAGACCAAAGAGGTTACAATGTTATTGCTTGTCCTGGTTATCCAGAGTTGATACAAAACATGATTAACTTGAACACAGATAGAAACAACACAGCGTTTGTTGTTGGAGATACACCTTTCAGACTAGAAGGCACTGCAACTGCAATCACAAATTACGCAAACAACTCGGCCGGCGCACTAGACAACGGCGAAGATGGTCTTGTTAGTTCAAGTGATCACCTAGGCGTATTTTATCCGTCTGGTTTGACCACTGACAACACAGGTAAATCGATTGTTGTTCCACCGTCACACATGATGATGAGGGTGTTAGCAAACAACGACAACATCGCTTTCCCATGGTTTGCACCATCAGGAACTAGAAGAGGTGTGGTCGACAATGCTACATCAGTTGGTTACATTGATGCAAGTTCAGGAGAATTCGAAGCAATATCTGTAACGGAGTCAGTGAGAGATTCAATGCATGAAGTTAAAATCAACCCAATCACTTTCTTTGCAGGTGCAGGGATTGTTAACTTTGGTAACTTGACGAAAACATCAGCAAGTTCGGCATTAGACAGAATAAACGTTTCAAGATTGGCAGTGTTCTTAAGAACACAACTAGACTCGATTGCGAAACCGTTTATATTTGAACCTAATGATGAACTAACAAGAAATGAGATCAAACAAGCAGTTGAGTCATTCTTGTTAGAGTTGGTTGGTCAAAGAGCATTGTTTGACTTCCTAGTAGTTTGTGATGACACTAACAACACACCTACGAGGATCGACAGAAACGAATTGTATGTTGATATAGCAATTGAGCCAGTGAAATCAGTTGAATTTATCTACATACCATTAAGAATCAAAAACACAGGAGAAATTGCAAAGTTAGGGAACTAATTTTGAATAAATAGGAGAAACAGATGGCAATATCAACTTTATCAAAATTTACAGTACCTTTAGCAAACGATCAAAGTTCAGCATCACAAGGATTGTTGATGCCAAAACTACAATATCGTTTTAGAGCGATACTGGAAAATTTTGGAGTATCAACACCAAGATCAGAACTAACAAAACAAGTTATTGACATAACAAGACCTAACTTGACTTTTGATAACGTAACACTAGATGTTTACAACTCAAAAGTTTATGTTGCAGGTAAACACACTTGGGATCCAATAACAATCAACCTAAGAGATGACGTTAACAACTCAGTAACTAAATTAGTTGGCGAACAAATCCAGAAACAATTTGATTTCTTCGAGCAAAGTTCGGCGGCATCAGGTATTGATTACAAATTTACTGCTAGAATTGAAATGCTAGACGGTGGTAACGGCGCAAGTGCACCAAATGTGTTAGAAACATTTGAATTATACGGTGCGTACATTGAAAACGTTAACTACAACACGTTAGCATATGCAACTTCAGACCCGGCTACAATAACAATGTCAGTAAGATACGACAACGCAATCCAAACTCCAACAGGAACTGGAATAGGAACAGCGGTAGCAAGAACTATTGGTACATTAAGTACTGGTGGTGGACAGTAAGATACAAATTTAAGTTAGCAATTATAATACAGGAAAAGCGTCTTTATAGGCGCTTTTTTTGTGACTATAAATAACACTACTATGCCAACAATTAACAATTTCCTGCAAGGTTTCCAAGACGGATTACCTGGAATGAAAGATTACCAACACGCATCAAGGTTGTATATAGACGACCATTTCAAACTGATGCCGAAACAGAAGTTTCTGTTTCATGTTGTTTTCAACACAGACGAAACTCTGTTCCAAGATGGTTTTAATGCCAATGAGCGTTATGAATTAAACATGTTGGTGAGAGCCTGTGATCTGCCAAAATATGATCTCAGTCTAGAAGAGAAAGTTCAGTACAATAAAAAGATGTATGCGGCCACGAGAATTGCATACGAACCTGTAAACATCACTTTCCATGATGACCATGCAGTTACTTTAAATGCATTTTGGAAAAAGTATTATGAATACAACATAGCGGATTCAATAGGAATGAATAACGACTTGACTATCTCTAACACCAAAGACGACTACTATGATTTTGGATCAGCAAGAGCAACTACAAAATTTGGATTAGATACGCCAAAAGAGAGACGAAAACCTTATCTTAAAGGTGTTGAAATTTTTGTATTACACAAACAAAGATTTACATCAATGACCCTAGTCAACCCAGTGATAGGTTCATTCTCGCATGACAACCTCGACCAGGCAGACGGTGCAGGAGTCATGAACAACACAATGCAAATTTTATATGAAACAGTCATTTACAAATCTGGTATCGTGAACAAGAACAACGTTCCGGGTTTTGCTACAATACATTATGATAACAGTCCTAGTCCTTTGACTGTGCTTGGTGGAGGCACCAACAGCATATTCGGTCCAGGTGGAGTCGTTGATGGCATTGGCTCAGTGATTAGGAATGTACAGTCTGGCAACATACTAGGTGCAATACTTACAGCATCCAACACATACAACAACGCTAAAAAAATAAAAAAAAGAGATGTAAAAGAAGAATTAAAAGGCATAGCAAAAGAAGGAGTTCTAGAAGTTGGAAAACAGGCAGGCACAATTACTAATCCAGTTGCACAGTTTTCTGTAGGAGCGGCGGTGGCCGCCGGTACCGTGATTGCCTCAGCACGTGGCACAGCGGATAACAACAATCAATCAAATAACACAGTAATCGTCAACCCAACTCCTGACTCTAATAATTTCTTAACTGGAGACGAGTCTTTCAATTTGGTATCAAATGATACTGCGGTACGAGACGAGATTGCCGCTGGATTGTACTACAAGGATATAGGATCACGTAAAGGACTTACAGTTGCTGAATCGGATGTTGAATACACAGGATCCTCAGACAATGTCAAAACAGTTTACGAAAATAAAGTTATTACAGACATAAGAAAATTAGTTACCGAAGGATACATTAAAATTGTAAGACAAACACAAGACGTTGTGATAGCAACCGAGAAGGCATCATTATAATGACTGAACTATATTCAAATCTGCCACCTAAAGACAAAGATCAATTAGAGAAAACTATACAAAAACTTACCACCGGAAATTATGAACAGGATTATTCATTTAATGTTGGTGAATATGATTCTACTGTTGCATTTTTTGTAAAACGTGGATTCAGTAGGACTTCAGCTGAATCTACTGCATACGCTATTCTTTCGCAGGCCAAAATTGATGACATTAAACCTCAACAAATACTGGACCAATTGACGTACGCCAGTCCGGCCCTGTTGTCCGAATTGATAACAATAATTTTAAATGCCAACAGGTACAAGTCCAGCAGGTTAGGTGTGAGAAAAACACTGGAAACAAAAGAGACTGTATCTAGAAACATAATAGACTAATGCTACCAAGATTTGCAAGGGGCAAATTTTCTCCTAAGAACCAAGAAAAATATGTGGGAACAAAAACACCGACCTATAGGTCAAGTTGGGAACATGCATTCATGAGGCTTTGTGACGAACATCCAAACGTATATCAATGGGCATCCGAGTCAATCAAGATACCTTACAGGCATCCTTTCACAGGCAAGTACACTGTGTATGTGCCTGATTTCTTTATAATTTACCAAGACAAGAACGGAAAGAAACACGCCGAGATGGTTGAAGTAAAACCTGCTTCGCAGACAAACATGGAGTCTGCGGGTAAGAGCATGGCAAAAAAGAAACAGGTCGTCATAAACATGGCCAAGTGGGAAGCCGCCAATGCCTATGCCAAGCAGAGAAAAATAAGATTTAGGGTGGTGTCAGAAGAGCAGTTATTCCACAACGGTAAACGTAAGTAAATAAAGCAATGACAAAAAAATTAGAAGACATCCTTAATTTACCAAATGTAAAAGAAGCATTCAAGGAAGTAGACAAAAAGGAAAAAGATAAAAAAATCAAAGAGTCAAATGGGCACAATTCTTCATCAAAAAATTTAGATCCAAAAACACAGGCAAATCTACAAAAGAGTTATGCGGAATTTGACAAAATAGCAAACGCTTTGCCACAGGTAAAAGGACTAGGTGAATTGTCTGACCTGGAGTTGGACAAATTGGCTGTTGAAGCAGAAGAGAGCTACAAGAATCTCATGGATCTTGGCATGAATGTAGACTCAAGATATTCAGGACGTATATTTGAGGTAGCGAGTACAATGTTGCGTAACGCCATCGACGCCAAGGGATCTAAGATTGATAAGAAGTTAAAAATGGTTGAATTACAACTTAAAAAGCAGAAATTAGACCAAGGCAACAAGGACGGTGGTCCCATCGAAGAAAGCGACGGATTTGTCATATCTGACCGTAATGAATTGATGAAGAAACTACTGAAAAAAGACTAAATATTGCATATGAGCACGTTTAAAGACTATCTAACAGAAGCAGTAAAGTCATATGACTATAAAATTAAGGTTGCAGGAGCACCTAATGACATAGACAAAAATGCAGTGGAAACTGCCTTGCAAAAATTTGACTTGGCTAAGATGTCAGCGGGAAAAAGCACACCAATTCAGAGTCTACCTCTTGACTTTCCTTCATTAAAAAACGAGCAAGTAACAATATTTGATGTGACTACAAACTATCCAGAGTCACCAAGAGTGATGCAAGAGTATCTTTCAGACATTTTAAGGATACCGGCTACACACATCGTGGTTAGAAAACCAGGTGAGCCAACTGAACAGTATCAAGATTAAATGGAAGCAACTAAAAAATCAGAATACAGAACAAAACTACAGGATCTAGAGTATTCAGAGCACGCTAAGATCAAGCCAGAAGATTTTCATTCCAAAGAAGCAAACATGAGTCTTTTGAAAGAATTACTAAAAGACAGAGATAGCAAATACGAAGTTGAAAAAGGTTCAGACAATGAAACAAAAGGCATAATGCCAAACGAAGACGACAAAACAGCAGGATCACCAATTCACACTGGTGCTGGAAGGGAATAAGCCATGGAAATGATAGACGTATTAAAAAAACTACAAGAAATTGCAGAAACAAAACCTGAAGTGGTTAAAGATGCTGTAGAAAATGTTACTAGAACTAATCCTAAAGTTGACGAAAGCAGAATGAAAGACTACCTACACAGTGAAGCGGAAAAAATGTCCAGGGAAGAATTTCTTAAAAAACACGGCGAAAGTTTAAGAGGATTTTACAACTCTATAATGGGATCAGAAGATGATGAAGATGATAGACCAGATTCCATGGAAGGTAAAGATATGAAAAAAGACAAAGAGACTATGAAAGAAGACATGCATATTACTACTGACTCTCCAGAGGAAGCAGGAATGCTGATGCAAATTTTAAAGATGGCTGGACTAAAACCTGTAGATGCAAAGATGATGGGCATGGAACCTAAACAGGACATGGATCACGACGACGAAATGGGCACTATGCACATGGCAAAGATGCGTGACATGATGATGAAGCCTGACATGGAAAAACAGGAAGAAACTTTTGCAAACGAACCAGAAGAAAAAGTTCAAGATGTAGATAGTTTGGTAAACAAACACTCAGGTGGATTAAACAGACAAAAAAATTCTTTCACAAGAGCGGAGCCAGGTGATAACCCAATGACAGCAGAGGATAAGATCACCGAACAAGCATTGGCAGACAGTCTAAGAACACAGTATCAAAACTTCAAAGAGACATATCAGAAAGCGGCAGAAACAAAAGCAAAGCCAGACTTTTTAGATATGGACAAGGACGGCAACAAGACTGAACCAATGAAAAAGGCCGTTAAAGACAAAGAAGAAAAAGAAAAAGAAGCAAAGTAATACTTTTCTAGTCACACAGTCAGCATTAAATACTACACTATGGCGTATGTATCACTAGATAGCGACCAAATTAAGAAGGCGCACAAGAAACACAAATACACCAAAGAGCAAGTTGAACAACTTGAGAAGTGTATGGATGAGACCAACGGCCCTTTATATTTCATGAAACAGTTCATGAAAATACAACATCCTACAAAAGGAGAGATGAAGTTTAAACCTTTCCCGTATCAAGAAAGATTGGTTGAAGCATACAATAAACATAGATTCAGTATTTCAATGTTACCACGACAGACAGGAAAAACAACCTGTGCATCGGGATACCTGATATGGTACGCCATGTTCAAACCTGATTCACAGATACTAATCGCGGCACACAAATACGCAGGTGCATCAGACATTATGTCAAGGGTGCGTTACGCTTACGAAATGTTGCCCAGTTGGATCAAAGCGGGAGTAACACAATACAACAGAAACAGCATAGAATTTGACAACGGTTCAAAGATAATGGCAACCACAACAACTGAGAACACAGGAAGGGGTATGTCACTTACACTGATATACTGTGATGAGTTTGCATTCGTGCAACCACCAGAGAAAGCAAAAGAATTTTGGACATCATTATCACCGACCCTATCAACTGGAGGTAAATGTTTGATTACTTCTACGCCCAACAGTGACGAAGACCAATTTGCTATGATTTGGAAGGAAGCCAACAAAAGATTCGATGAATATGGCAACGACAAGATAGTAGGAACAAACGGTTTCTACGCCATGAAGGCACACTGGAGTGAACACCCCGACAGGGACGAGACGTGGGCAGAAACTGAAAAATCTAGAATAGGTGAAGAACGATTTAGAAGGGAACACGAATGTGAATTCTTGATATTTGATGAAACATTGATATCCAGTTTAGTGTTGGCAGACATGGAAGGCGTGGCACCTGTGGAAACCACAGGACAGGTGCGTTGGTTCAAACGTCCTACGCCTGGCAACACATACCTAACAAGTCTTGATCCAAGCATGGGTACTGGTGGCGACTACGCCGCTATACAGGTTTTTGAACTACCAACATTCGAACAGGTTGCCGAATGGCACCATAATCAAACACCAATGAATCAGCAGGTAAGAATACTGCAAGGAATCAACAAGCACATACATGATACAATCATGGAAAAAGATTCGTCAGCGACTCCACAGATATTTTACTCAATGGAAAATAATTCAATTGGAGAAGCCGCACTAATGAGGGTAATGGATATAGGAGAAGAAAATATACAAGGAATGTTCCTATCAGAGCCTATAAGGAAGGGTCACAGACGTAAGTTCAGGAGAGGATTCAACACAACTGCAAAACACAAAATAGACGCTTGTACTAAATTCAAAGAACTCATTGAGAACGACAAGATGAAGATTAACTCGCAACTCCTGATCTCTGAGCTAAAGGACTTTGTTGCATCGGGGATCAGCTGCAACGCCAAACCAGGAGAGCACGATGATCTAGTAAGTGCATGTTTGTTAATGACCCGTATGATGAAAGTTTTAGCAGATTTTGACCCTAAAATATTTGAAAAATGGACAGATAGGACTAGCCAAATCACTCCAATGCCAATCTTCGGATCGTTTACAGGTTAATAAATACACTATATGAACCCTAAAAATTCACAAGATTTATTCAATAAGATAAGATCACAGTTCTCAAACGTTAGACTTGGAGACGAAAATGGGGCCGCTACAGCAGACCCAAGCAATGCTGTATTCTTTGAGTTCGAATTCAGAGAAGATGCAGACACATTCGGTGCAGTAAGCATCAGCCTTGCGGACGGTGAGAACATGAAAGTGTATTACAACAGGGACCTAGTCAACAAAATAGACGAGGACAGCAAGGACGAATGGTATGCATTCCTTAAGGAATTGAAAGACTTCGCTGTGGAGCATCAACTACGTTTTGATGTGAGGGATATCACTAAAAATAACCTAACGAAGCAGGATTATCAAAATATTGCAGATACGAACAAAACGGTAAATACTGACGAGATGTCGGAAGAACTAGCAAGAATTACTAAATTAGCGGGTGTGAACGAAGGCCTTACAGGCACAGCAAAGCGTTCATACGAGAACCTAGATAAAACAAAATTAATAATCAGACACAAAGGCAAAGTGGACGAAACTGTGCCAGGTGCAAGATCAAGACAGATACAATCACTATACATAGAAAACGAAGACGGTGAAAGATTCAAGTATCCATTAACACACCTAGCAGGTGCGAGAGCAATGACAAGACACGTTGCCAACGGCGGAAGACCGCATGATGAATTTGGACAACACATAGTACAGACTTCTGAAGATATAGCGAAATTGAACTCCTTTTCGAGATATGTATCTAACAAAGACCAACTGAATGATAACGCAGGTGACATCATAGAACAGACTAAAATGAAACTTGAGAACCTTAGAGAATACATGAGAAATTTATCTAAACAATCACACTACGAGAATGCAAGTAAAGATTTCAAAAGTTCAGAAGAACAAATACTAGATGACGAGACAGTTGCAAAATTAAGAGAAAAATTCACGATGACAAACTTGGATAGCAGAGTTGAAGACGCTTTTCCACTTATTAATAAAGTAATGGCAGAATTTGAGAAGACAAAAGAAGCAGAGCAGGTAAACGAACTCGAGCCAGATGCAGAGCCAATCGACGCACCTGTACAAGCACCAGTGGACCACGGTGCAGTAGTACAAAGTTTTTTAAACGATCCAGACAGCAAATTGATTTTAAGAAAAGACGATTCGGCAGACAAGATGTTAAAAGTCACAAAATTTACAAACAAGAACACTATGTTAAGTTCTATACTTTCAGACATAGCATCAAGACTGTTGACTAAGACAGGTGAAGAAGACAGGGTGGCAAACTTTGCTTCAAGGGTGGCAGATGAGATGGAACAAGAGAATTCAGCAACATTCAAACCAACACCTGACTACATCAAGAATAAAAAAATTGCAGTGCAGTTGGCAAAGAGATACATCGACGACTACAAGAAAATGGAGAAGGATCCAGGATATGAAAAAGAAGTTAGGATGGAGCCAGGAGCGTTCGCACCTAAGAAAGATTTAAAAGGCAAGGCAAAAGAAACAGAAGCGTTTGAAAGTTGGGTAGACAATGTAGGTGAAGCAACAATTAAACCTTACGTGTCTATGTACAAAGGCGACGACGGTAAGATGATTTATGACGTGCTAGACAAGGACAGCAAGTCAGCGTTTCAGTCAGGCGATTACAAGGCGGCGGAAAAATACCTACACCAAAACTATGATAAACTAAAAGAAATTTCAACAGAACCAAAACAAGATCCTGAAATAGAAAAGAAGGACAAAGAGAACGCCACAAAACTAGACGTAACCAAAGCAGACAAAATGATGAATAACCCTGCATACCAAAGAATGAAAGCAGGCGATCCTAGATATGCTGACAAAACAGAAGGTAATCAATTTGCTCAGGCAGTACAAAAAGCCAAAGCGGCAGGTATGAAAGCAGGCGATAAGTTTAAAGTTGGCGACAAAGAGTATACTTTGAAAGACGCGATCGAACTTGCTGGCTTACAATTAGAAGACTTCTTCTCAGAAGACTCTCATGACGATTGGTCAAAACTTTTGAATGCTGTGGCAGAAAGATATGGCAAAGAGAAAGCAAGAGTGATCCACGATTATGTCCAATACGGCACTGACAGCGGACCGGAACTAATGAAAGACTATGGCTTGACACCCGGAGATGGTATGGAAGAGAATCAGCGGGAATGGTTCAAGAAGTTTCCATGGTTGGAAAAATTAGATAAGACATCATGGATGGACCGTCTTATCAACATAGCCGGCGGAGGACCAGAGTATGGTGGAGCAGAGGTCAAATATCCCAAAGGTCTGGAATCAGTATCAGAAGAGAATCCTGAATTGGCTCGTATCAAAAACCTAGCACTTTACCAATAATACTAGTAGACATTAGATAAATATAGTTGTATATTACGTACTATATGTCTGATATACATTTAGGCAACAACAAACATAGGCACAATAAAAGGAGGCTTACATTATGGCATCATTGGCTGAAATAAGAGCGAAACTAAAATCTCAAGAAGTGAATCGCTCCACTTCATCAACAGGCGGCGACAACGCCATCTACCCACACTGGAACATATCAGAAGGCTCAGAAGCAGTAG